TCAAGGAATCTGTCTCCAAGAGTAGAATTGTAAGCAACAATCTCTTTTCCGATCTGCAATTTGCCTTGCGATGGGAACAGACTTGTATTTCCAATATATGCAGTTGTTCCTGTTGGAGATAGAGGAGCATCGAGGAATGCACCTGTTACACTGTAGGTATCCTGAGCAGCATAAACAATAGGAGCATTGATTTGCTTATGTAATGTCGATGTAATTACATCCACACCCATTTCAGGAGAGATATCTGTAATAACAGCAGTTGGTGAATCAAGAGTTACCGTAATAGTAAGTTCATTGATATTAAGTTCGGATGCAACCTGATCAATAGCTGTTGATGGATCTCTCTTGGTAAACTGTTGGAATTCTGCTTTTCTGAGTTCTGTTCCTGCTTCGCGAGCAGTAGTATGGAGTTCTGTGACAAAGACAGAATCAGAATCAACTTGGTCGCCAGCAAGACCACCAAGTGCAATAATAGAAAGAATACTAGAAACAGCACCTTCGCCAGTCAACAGAATTTCTGTTTGAACAACAGATAAGGCACCACCACCTGCAACTTCCGTATTTACACTAATAATAGTTTCAGACTTAACTACTCTAGTAGGATTCCTCTTAACAAAATATCCTCTAGTGACGACTACTTTGGGTGGTTGAGTATAACCAAAACCACCATTTGTTAATACAACATCTAGAACCTGTCCATCTTTCGTAAGAACTTCTGCTCTAGCACCACCACCATTACTATCAACAGGAACAAACTTGAGTTGTGGTGGAACAAAGTATTGATATGCTGTTGGTTGTAATAGAATACCAGTATTGAAGAATAGAGCAAGATCCCTCTTGTTCCACTCAAGATCATTAAATCCAAGAGAAATAACACGACCAGTTCCATCAATTTGACTGGTTACGCTAAGACCCTCTCCTCTAACAATACCATTGTAATTACTTACATCGACTTTAGAGAAGTGCTCATACTTAGCAGTCTGACCCAATCCAAAGTTTCTTAGATTTGCTTTACCAGGAACATACTCAATTGTTCTAAATTCATTCTCACCATCAACTAGGATTTCATCTCCAGCAATGATTTCCAATTCAGTATTGTTTCTTATATCATATACTGAGTTTCCATTCTCAGAACCTCTCAACCATGAAGGAATATCTCTAGCAAGCAAACGCTTACCTTCATCATCTACTGGATATGAAATATCAATCGAGAAAACACTGTTGATATTATTAAAAGAAATTGGATTCGAGAAATCTGCTTTATCGGAAACATAAATTGCAGAAACTCTAGTGTCATCAGCAGTATTTTGTGTTGGATCATATGACAACTCAGAAAAATCAATGTTCGATGCATTCAAAAGTGTAAATGTAAAGTCAACTGGTGTTACACCAATTTTTGAAGATCCATTTGTAGTTCCATCTTCAAGTTCATCAAATCTTATTAGAGAAATCTTTCCTAAGAGTTTTCTAGTTCCATCTGAAGTGATGGTAAACAAATTCTTAGGAGTAGTTGGATTGAAACTATACAATCTACTCTGGAATTCATTATATTCTTGATTTCCAGCAGATGTATCGATAACTCGCTGACATCTAACAATAATCTCATTAGTAAGACCAACACGATCATAATCATAGAATGATAGAGTCTTGGGGACATCTCTACCATACAGAGAAATCAACTTTACATTGTTCTGAACTGATTGACCAGTTTCAGGAATGTAACGAGTAAGATTTGATGTGAATGTGATATTTGGACCATTGATTGTGTAAGAGTCTGGATTTTGCAGAACTCCATCAACAAACACCAAGACAAATCTGCCATCGGTGATGTTCTTGACTCTACCATCAACTTCACCAAAGATTAGATAAGGACCTGTTCCTCTATATGGAATCAAACGATTATCAATTTTGAATCTATCGTAACTACCGACTCCATAACCAAAGAAAGTCTCTCTTTGATCTAGTTGAACTGGAACAGGATCAATATCGTCTGCAAAGTTTCTAGGTGGTTCTGCAAATACAATCGCATCTGCTTGTGATCCATTTCTTCTTAAAATATAATATGCATTACCCAATGGTGCTTCTGCAGACTCTTTTGCTTCTTGCAAAATGCCATTGATAAAGATGAGGAATTTTTCACCAGGATCTGCTTTTACAATAGTTCCATCTTCCCAATATAAATCAAACTCAGATGTAAATCCATCAAAATTAGGAGAGATGTCCTTAAGTTTTCTTAAATAACGAGAGTTAAAAGTATCTTCTTTGAACTTAAATGCTTTACAGATTAGTGATGCAGATTCAGTCTCGTAAGTATCATCTAAGTTCTCTCCTGTTTGTGGGAAGAGAGGACCGAGAGGAGGTTCATTAAATGTTATCTGTGAACCAGATACTTTAAATGATTTGCCAGGTTCCTGTGCAATTCCATTTATAGTAAGGAATAATTCTTGCTCATTGTATGGAGAGTATGCAAGATAGTTTGCTTTATCTACAAGAGTAAATGTTTTTCTACCGAGAATGTTGCCATTACCAATGACACCTTCAACTACATCATATGCAGGAGATTTAACTTCGGTAATTTCAAGAGTAATATAAGATGCTGCATTTTCGTAGAGAGTGATCTCATCACCAACCTCAAACTCATATGCAATATTAGAAAAGTCTGATTCAGTAGATTGAACCAATCCACCAAACTCATAGTCATCACTGGAGGGACTATTAGTAAATTCACCAAATGAGAATAGGTAACCAATATCCATACGAATGATCTTGGTCAGATCAAAGATACCTGACCCAGTAGTTACATACTCATCATTAGGAAGAATAGTGTAATTATCATTAGTATCCCAAGATTGGGTAGAAGAACCAGCACCAACAAAAGGACCAACAGCAGGTTGGTTGTTGCTGTTGCTTACAAGTTTAAATTTAATCCAGTGAGCATAAGCACCAGATGGAACAGTTACACCACCACTAAGAGAAGTGTAAACTAACGTGTTATCAGCTGCTTTAGTGATTGATCTGATAGAACCTACATAATCTTCCTTACTTGCATAGCGACCAGTGAAAGGTTCTAGGATAGTTAGTTCTCTAGAAATAATTCCTTCAGTATCATACTCATCAATAGAGATAGAACCTTGACCTCTAATCAAGTTTGTATCTGCTACTGTTACAAAGGAATTAGTAACCCTTGTGCTCTTCCTCTCTACAGTTACTGTCTTAGGAGAAAGTTCAATATAACTGATAGATGTAGTAGGAGTCTGATCAGTCGGCATTGTTGCTTCCTGTTCAGAATCAATTAGAACTTCACCGAACAGTTGGAAACCTGCAGGGTGTGTAGTCTGCTTGATTAGATCTCTCCATACATCAATAGCAGTTCTAGACTGAATGACATATGAGAAGTCTTGATAGTAGTAAGAATCAGTTACCTTTTGATATCTACTACCAACCTTACCTTTATCAGATGCATATCTACCAAGATTGTCAAAATAGGTTCTGATATCAGAATCAAACTCAGTAAACAAAACATCAGATACTTCAATAGATCTACTAGGATCCATTGCAGCATAAAGATTTAGGGTGGTGTCTACAACGCCACTTACTTTATTAAGTCTAAGAATATTTGATCCTGTTCTCCAACCTTTGTCAGAAACATAACCACTGAAGATTAGTGAAGAACCAACACGCTGCTCTACTCGCTCTCCCTTGTAGAACTTAGCATCTCCTTTGTAGATGATAGCGTAGTTTGATCTATAAGTAGACTCAATAGTCGCATCATTGTGGAAAGAACCACCATTACTGATGATGCTAATATCTTGTGGTAGACCGATGCTCTCAGATTCAAAGAATGCATCGATATCACCTTCATATACCGATACAATAGGAGCAAAGGTGAAACCACTGCCACCTGCTAAGACATCAATTCTAGTAATTCTTCCTTGATCGCTTACTACACTAAAGTGAGCACCAACGCCATCTCCATTGGTAACAACTGCTTTAGGATTGATGTAGTTCTTACCACCATTATTAATTTGGACACCTTTAATTGACTGAGTGATAGAATCCCACTCTACAGTCAGTAGTGGTTCGTTGTTATCTGTTACAAGACAACCCTCAACAATAGGAGATCTCTTATATCCTTCTCCAAGATTATTAATTGTGGTCTTAGTGATCTTACCTTCAGCAAAAGGTGAAGATGTTGTGTATATGATGTTGCCAGTTCCTTGATAATCAGGAACGTCAGGCAGCTGATATGCAAACTTTGTAGATGTCGTGAACTTAACTGTCTTAGGTCCAGTCAAAGGATCATCAATAACTTTCAATGAAGCACTATCTGTATTGACATCACTAGACGCCTTAATAAAGTAGTAATACGTGTCAAAGTTAACTGGGAATCTCTGTTGAGCAAGACCAGAAATATTAGGACCAAAACCTAATGTGATGGCAACAAATGAACCAGCGTTTCCTGGTTGAATACCACTTATCTCTTTCTCTTCAGTAAAAATAGTTCCCGTTTTACTAGCAGAGAAATCAAGGAACACACCATTCATAGAAACATGACTGGTGTCAAACAAATAACGATAGTATTTCTGAATACGAATGTCAGTGTTTCTACCATACGTTGCAAAATTGACATCCTTAGAAAACTCTAAGTTGTTTTGACCAGCAGTAGATGAAGCAATATTGATAGACTTTCTAGGAGAACTATCATCCTGGAAAATACTACTGTTAGTAACTTCTCTAGGAGAGGGAGCATCATAGTTGTATGCTAGAGTTACCTCTTGAGTGGTTGCATCATAATCAATAATATATGGATCATTGATACCATCGCCAAGAGGTCTTGAGTCTTCTTGGAATCTGTAGATGCCGTTATACAGTCTTACTGTAGTATTATCAAAGTGATTGGTGACAACAGTATCAAACTGTCCTCTTTGAACAGTAGCAGTTCTTGCATTATTGTCAATAGATGTGACTTTTACAATCTCACTATTAATTTGCAGATAGTCATTCTCAGACAGTTTCTGAATACTTCTTAGTTGTAATACGGTGTTAGTTAAAGAGAAACCAACATGATCAACTTCCAATGCCAACCTTTGGGTTGAATTGGTAGAATCTAATCTATTGAGAGATGCATCAGCAACTGATAGGATGTCACCCTTAATGTAGTTCTGTCCTTTAGTTGTAACAGTAACTATACTGACACTGCCATATCCAGTATTGTTGTAGTCACTAACAACAATAGTTGCTTTCGCATTATCAGGATCTCCAACAGATCCAATATCAGTTCTTACCTTGCTTTGATCGAAAAAGATAAGTTCAACATCTTCATATGTTCCTGCTTGATATGCTATACCACCATTAAGAACTTCTGACTTGCCAACACCACTATCAGTCATGACTGAAGTGAAAGAAGGTGCTCTCAGTGTAATCTGTTGATAGAATCTCTTTCTTACATAATAAGTTGTTGTAGTATCTGCCACACTAGGAATAAGATCCATATTTACAGCACTACCAACACCAACATTGTGTGGTTCGGATGTAGATACCAAAGCATAGTTGTTATCCACAACAAATGCTTGGATGTTCTTACTTAGTTCGTTGTAGATGACAACTTCTAGACCTACGGTATCTCCAAGAACTGTGCTCTGGAGAAAATAGTTCTTAGTAGCACTTTCAGGAACAACAAACTCTCCTTGAGTCACTTCGACTCTAATAGAGTTTTGGTTTGATACAGACTCAAGGATTCTACCTCTAGCAATGACATCATCATCGCCATCTGTTAAGAGTAGTGTTGCTTCTGCACTGAACGATCCATTACCAGACAAGATAATACTGATAATGTTGCTAGAAGAGTTTAAATTTTTGTCAGACTGATATGTTCCTGATACATTCTCAAGAACAAACTCATTTCTATTAGAAATGTCTCCGATAACCCTACCAGTGTAGTTGCTATCTTCTTGAGTAACAGTATCTCCTTCAAACAGATAGCAAGGGGCAATAGTCTCAATATAAGAGACTGCTAGAGTATTAGTAGGATCTAGATCATTTGATTTGAGTGATGTAACAGTCTTACCAGTAACCTCTGCGACAATCGCAGCTGCTCCAGATCCTTCGGTTCCAGTGTCATTAATAATGAATTTATTGCCAACTTTGAATGATGCTGGAGAATCCTCTACATTCAATGCAGAAATACTACCACTAGTGGTTTTGTTGATCTTCAGAATAGTATTACCACCATTGCTAGGCATTCCTAGAGTTTTTAGTCTCTTGGCATACTTTGGCAAATCATCCTGAGATAGATCTGCATTATAGTTAGAATCAACAGGTAGTGAGTAATAATTTGATCCTAGGATATATGGGAATGCAGGATCGCCATTAATATCGATAGTAATAAAGTATGCATAGACTCCTGCTGGATATTCTGGTGTTGCACAGAATCTTCCATTGTTTTCGTCTAATTCTAATTTACCAGTCTGAGTGCTAGGTCTCCACTCATAATCTTCAATAAAAGTTCCAAGTGGGAACTCAGATGGATTTGGACCACCTAGTCTGTTGCTCTTCAGATAATATGCTGATGACAGTCTGCTGACAGCACTACTAGTGTCTAGAGGGTTCTCATAACCATAAGGACCATAAATTGGATTGCCATCATAAGCAAATCCCAAAATAGGAGAATGTGACGTTCCATCATCATTCAGATCAGTTCTGAGACTAGAAGGATTGGCAACAATACCATAACCATACCCTTTAGTAGGATTATAGTTCTGGAATGCATAACCATTAGATGAGTCTAACTCAGACTGTAGTTTCTTATAGCGATCTTTGGTATATGTAACGATATCAGATGTTGCTGCTGCTCCATCACCAACAGGTAGAATATCGACTATCACATTTCCTTTGGAGTAGAACTTACCTTCGTCTACTTGCTCAAAGTCAACAATTTTGCCATTTGCTAAAACAGTATTGTATTCTGCAAAACGACCTTTGCCAAGACGATCGATAATTCTTACTGTAGGTGGTGTAGTGTAGTATTCACCAGCATCAATTACTTGAATACTTGTAATTCTACCAAAAGTAACAGTAGCAGATGCTTTTCCGTTTCTACCAGAAGTAATAGTTACAGTTGGTGGAACAGTATATACAGTCTGATCAAGAAGTTCAATACTGTCAACAACTTCACCTGCTAGGAAAGATCTTGCTCTTCCTGGAATATTATTAATCAGAACATTAGGGGGATCCTGGAATCCAGCACCTTTTTGTGAAATATTGAACTTGGTGATAGGACCAAATTTGACTTGATCAAAATCTCTATAACTGAAAGCAAGAGTTCCATCAACTAAGATGCCAACATCTCTTTGTGTTGTTTTATACGATTCAGTAATAACTTGAGGATTCTTACGAATCAACCTCATCGTCTTCTGATCTTGCAACTTCTGCTGAGTATTTGCAAGAAGAATAGGTCTAGTTGGGAAAGAAGACGAACAGATGTAGTAATAGTTGCTATCTTCATAAACAGCAGCAACATCACCAGGCAGATCTCCAATCTGAGACTGAATAGTAGGATTTGCTGCTTCAGCATTCTCTTGACTCAGAATCCAACGGATGGTATTCTGTGGAGTCATAATAATGGGGTCTCTGGTCTCGAAACCTGCACCAGATACCTGAATACGATCTCCTTCCTCAGAATAAGGAACAGGAGCATCAGTGCTCAAGTTATAAAGGACACCAAGGACTAGAAGCTTGACGTTTCCAGAGGTAACTGTAGAAAAACTGTAAACAGATTCTCCAGTAGCATAAACAATATTGCTTTCTCTATTGCTGACTAGAAACTGAGTGACACTTTTATCACTATACTCAAATTCTTCCCCACGGATTATAAATCTGCCTGTAGAAGAAAATCCTTCTGTGGAAAACACATTGATACGATCTCCAACAGTGAGACCATTATCAAAGTCTGCTGTTAACTCAGTTTTAGATGCAATCTTGAATGTATTGTTAATCGAAGACGTATCTAGAGCAATTTCATATAGTTGCTCTCCATCAACTGTGCCAGCACCGAAAACATTGTCTACAATACCAGATGCAAAACCTGCATTAGGATTAAATGAGTCTATGCCTTGAACAATCTCTTCTCCAATGAGATCAGATACATTACCTGATATAACTTTTACTTTTAATGAGTAAGAGGTGATCCAATCGGATGTAGATGCCTTTACAGTAAAATCTTTTGGTCTTACAACCTCTGGAGTGTCATTTCCTACCAGAGTGTTGAAAATAAACTTGATTGACCTATCAGTGCCTTTTGCACGATAGAAACTAGTAATATTCTTAATTAGAGTTCGCTTGTCTACCTTCTCATTCAGATACTTTTCTGGGAAGGATGCAAGGTAGTCAGACTCAAAGTTCTTGACAATAGCATACAAGAACAGGTTGCTGATGTTCTGGACTGTCACACCTGAGTTGTGACCCACAGCAAGCGTTGTTACGAAGTTGCTTGCCTCGTATAGGTCACCTAGTTTTGTATTGCCACTGACGCCACGAGAGACATCACTGAGAGTGTTACCATTTCTCTCTTTGTAAAACAAGATCTCATCGTTAATCTTGATGTAACCATTTTCCACAGGGAAAGAAGATGCATCAATCAATTCAATAGTAGTATCACTCGCAGATACTGCTACTGCTAATTCTGTGCCTTGTGCTAGAAGATTTTTCTCATAAAAATCTATATCACGATATTTCGTGATATTCTGAATCACGTCAAGAGGTTGACCCCTAAGTTCTAACTGCTCGTAATATTTCTCTACAATTTTAGAAAAATTTTCGTAGTCAGAAGAAATGAACTCAGGAAGTTGACTCTCGATTAGAGTGGATATTCTCCTAGTCTCTGCCATTTAAGCTTACTCTGTGTAAATCGTGAATGAACTCTTTGGAATATCAACATCGAGATAAACTTCTCTCGATGCACTAATATCATTACTTAAAGGGATAGTTCTAACTTCGATTCTATTATCAAAGAAACTACCTTCAATGACTGTCAGATCATAAAGTTTGATCTCTCCCTTAATATAGTCAACCGTCCCAACAGAGTCGTTTAAAACGATTTTCTCACCTGAGATAGAGTCTATTCTATATAGGACGATTTTACCAGAGCGATCTTCGAGATAGACTGTCCAGAGAGGATATTCACTTACTTTGAAACCTGTTGACTGGACAATTACATCCTCATCACAAGTATTATCGAAAGCATTTTGGAAACATAGTTCGTAGAAGAACTTACTATTGATCTGAGGATAAAAATCCTTTCTCATCTTCACAGTGGTAAGATTACTGTTAATACTACGATCAGCATCATCAATTACACCAACAAACTTAGAGAATCTAAACTTGCCATTAAACTTCTCTGTATCAGAAGATGCAATGTATGCCTCTAGACCACCGAGAACCTTAGACTTAATCTCATCTCTAGTCTGATTGGTCTTTTCTCTAGAATAGTAAATATTGGACTTTAGTTCAACATACAAAATAGAAGCATCGATGACATCAGGAGTGATGGATGCCACCATATATGGTTTCAGTTTATCTACAATCTCTTTTTTAGTTGCAGAACTCAATCTACGTGCAGTAGATGGTTTGACAACAATCTTGACCTTACCATACTCAGGGGGATCATCCTCTTCACCACCAAATGTAATGATATCAGCAATAGCAGGATAGATCTCTCTTACAATTGCTGCATAGTCTTGTGCCGTGACTGCTCTGTTCTGTGTTCCATAGAACTTAGGAGCATTAAACTTGATCTTAGAAACAGATTCGATTTCTGCGCCCCCTACTGCCACCTCTACGAGGTCTGTAGCAGCAGAGTAGTCAACAGTGTAGTTTAGGTTAGAATCGCCTGCAGGGGTTTCTATGATGCCATTGAAGGTGAATGCTCTTGCTCCGTTAGCATCAGGACCATTCGTTGACAGATATGTAATTTCTACTTGGTTACCAGACTCTAGTTGTCTACCTAGGACACCATCACCAAAGAATACTTCATACTGCTCATCTTCGGTTTCCTCAACATAGAAAACACTTGACTCACTCGTAATGTCTAGGATACTATCTGCTCTCGAATAGATCTCCCCTACAGTGCTTTGTGCAGATGGGAAAATACGGACTCTAAGAGACGAAACGTCTGCATTGGGGTTCTTGATCACAAAACGGTTTGATCGTGCTGCATTAACCGTATAGGTGTCAGTGATGAAGTTTCCTTCGTAAATATCGATGCTATCAAAAGTTCCGATGTTATTAATAACAGGAACCTTAATGTCCTCAACAACTACAAAATTGTATACGCTACCATCAAATGTAGAATTGAAACCTGTTCCTTTTCTTAGAACGATTTCATTCGGTGCAGTGTTTGGAAATGTTATTCTAAAAGACAAATTTGCCTTTGGTGATGTTGCTGACTTGGGAGTGTAACCCAATTGCTTCGCCAGTGCCACCACATTGTCCCTGAGCGTTGCCGAATCAAGGAACGTCTCGTTCACCACCATATTAGTGTTGAACGCTGTATAATACGTATTATATGCCAATACGTCGAGAAGGTTCGACCATACAGAACCTTCAAAATCAAAATCAGTAAACTCTCCCTGCGATCTCAAGTATTCCTTGAGAGCAGTCTTGATATCTGCAAAGTCTAGGTTTGATAGTTGAACGTATGGCATTATCGAGTTCTCTCTAGGAAGAATTCTATGGCGACAGGAAAGTCTTCTCTACCAATAATTTCAAATTCTAAAGCAACGTCAAATCCATTGTCGTCAAAATTAGTATCAACTTCTAAACCAGTAACCGTAATTCTTGGTTCAAACTGATCTAGAGTCTGACGAATATTATCGCCAATCTCAGCAGCAGTCGCCACATCTAGGTGCTCAAATAGTAAATTACGAAGATTAGACCCCAGATCTGGTTGGAATGGTCTCTCGCCCTTTGAGGTAAGCAGCAAATTGACGACTGCCTGTTTAATTGCAGCATCATCCTTCTTGACAATTAAGTCACCTGTTACAGGATGGGGTTTGAACGTTACATTCAAATCCTTGAAGGTCTGAAACTTTGCCACACGAATAGTAGAGTGTATCTTATCTATTTAGCAGCCCATCAAATTATCTAGTCTCTTTCTTTCTTCTTTCAATTTCTCAGACTTCTTCAACCAATGGTCGCTAGCAGGTTGAGTGATAAGTGTCATTCCTGATCTTACAAACTTGTCGCCAAGATCTGTGGGACTATTTGCCATTGATAATTCTCCTATAAAGTGTTGGTGACCAATATTGATAATAATCAGTCTTGTGTAGTTGTTCTCTTGCCTGCTCTAATTTATCACGCTTTTGAATGAGTATCAAGTTTCCTTCATTAAAGTTACTTTGCACTCCATTAATATGTGTTGCATCATCCATATGATCATCAAGCGCATAGTATACACTTTGACTCATATTAATTTCCGCAACCCGTTGCATCAGAGCGCATTCAGAGATATCATCCTCCAAAATGTAGACTATCACGTCCGCATTTGGTAATGAACTCAGAGTCACACGCCGTAAGGCACGCTCCTCTATATGAACAGACGCAGAAAAAGCGTAGGGACATATGGCATGACCGCCTAGATCCCCACGCTGCTCAGAAATATATTTAATCCATTCCTTAACTCTACTTACCTTGTCCACGATACAATTTCTTTTTACTATTTCTGCTAGTGGCAGCATACTTCGTGTGCTTCCCTGTTCCCTGACGGGTTTTCTTGGGTTTGGACTCGATGTGAGTGCCACTAGTCAGTGAAGGACGCTTTGCCATGGGTTTTCTTTGAACGACTCACATATTATACCACATATACGCTTGCTTTGCTTGCTTTTGCAATGGTAATTCCTGTGGGTTCATACAATGTGTCCCCCTGCTTGCCAACGGGTAGTTTCCCCACTAAACACTTACTCTTACCTTTTAAAACTCTCGGAGATGTGCAAGGATCACCCTTTGGTGTTGTCCCTGGTGCTGGTTTGAAAGTATCCCCAGACTTAACTACTGGTATCTTACCTGCATACACATTCACAACCCCACTGCCTTTCCCTAAGACTAAAGGCGGTGTGTTACATGTGCCTGTGCCCCCAGAGTCGATTGATGTAATTGTAGCAATTGGGATACCTGGCATTTAACCTCCTGTAACTGTATATACGTGTCATTCAGAAAATCTACCAAAGTCTCATGTTCCTCCGATCCTGGTCGGCAATACATAAGTGTCCCTGGGTTCTCAACTTCCTTCAGTCTATTCTCCAAGGAATTCAACTTCACTTGTAGTTCTTTCTCCATTTTTAAAACTTTCCTTATAATTTATACCGTATGCCCCGAAGGCACTCGAAACGTCAATTTCAGGTGCTGCGTCAGCAGCCCCAAAATAATCCGTCGCAGCATCTTCGATTGCATCGGCAAATTCATTGAACTCGTCGAACCTCTGTTCCTTCAGAACACCGTCCTTTGTCTTGTAAGTAATCTTATGTTGTTCCATTTAACTCCAAACTTGGTATATAAATTCAACCCAAGGATCTTTACAGTCTCCAGGAGACACACTGCAATATAACTAATCTCTTCCCTAAATGTTGTCGAGGTTTTCATGGCAAAATTTTCTGGGGCGATTTTTTTATATTGGAGGGACCCGAAGTATTTATCGTGCTTGGGTAACACTTTGTAGGTTAGAGTAGGCGTAGGAGTCCCGCTCGGCGTTCAGGGGGTATACATTAAGGGGGGCATTAACTGCCCCCTGTGTTTAACTTAGTGCTGCCACTGATCTTCTACATTGTCTCTTAATCTGTGCCAGTGCGTAGTTATCACTTGGTGTCTTTGAGCATGTTTGAATGATACCTAGATCAGGGTGTTTGTATTTCAAATGCTTGGAATCGTCAAAGAAAACAAATCCATACTCATCCATGATGGCATCAACTGCCTTCCTATACTTTCCGAGTTGTTTAGACATAGTGTGTGTGGGGTTAGTGTAAAGAAAGGGGGGCAACCCCTTACAGTTCAGCGAGCATCTCATCCATCTCATCGGTGTCTACCTTGTCAGACAACCATGCCACGCCGTCGCCCGTGATATACTCACCGAACTCATCGATGAATCGCTTTGCCCATCGACGATACCCTAGATTCTGGTTTGCTTTGGCGTGGTGATAGATCATCTCCTCATTGCTGATCCATAGGGCAACGTTCCATGTCTCGTATGAATACCAACCATTGTAGGTCTCAGGAGCGTCGATGATCTTGGTGAGCATGTGGTTTGTTCGTGTGTTCTCTTGTATTGTAGTCGGTAGAGGGGTGCTGCCTAGACCAGCAGTGCCAGTTCCTGCTCTGTCACGCTGCTGATGTTGTCGCCTTCATAGACACGCACCCATGGGATGGGGTTGCCCTCGGTGAGTTTCCAAACCATTTGATCACCCTCACCCTCTGCCTGTCTGATTGCTGCGATACGGTAGGCGTGCCCGATGTTGATGGCATAGTCAGCACCGTGCTGATCAAAGGTGCCGAATGAAGTGGGTTGAACTGCGAACATGATTTGATTGGTTGTTTGTTTGTTGAACTAAGTCTACAGGGTCAGGGGGAGATTAGGCGGCAATGTGTGCCAGCACCTCGATTGTCCCTCCCATCATGGCGCTATACTGTGAGACAGGGAGAACCCTTGTAAGCACGTAATCAAAATCCTGCTGGAGCTTTGCCTTGTAGAGGTCGGCAGTTGATTGGCAATCAAAGAGACGAAGAGAATCAAAGGACTCTCCCTCGTAATCAGTGCCACCGATGACGGCGATGCATTTGGTTTGGATCATGGTTTCGTTTCTCATGTGATTAGTCTACAGGGTCAGGGTCTAAT